GCAATGGATTGGGAAGGGCTCATTGATGAGTTAGACCTATTTAATAAAAGTAAACAGTTGTCCCATACTAAGGGTTATGGTAACATTGCTCAAGGTGTGCTAGCAGCAGCAATTGATGCTGATGATTTGAATGTTGTTTCCGATCAACTTTTAACAAATGCTGATCTTCAAGCTGAGATCAATCTTGGAATAACTGACTCAATATTATTAGGTGTCGATAAAACAAGATTTAACTGGTCAATGTGGGCATTCCTAGTAATGATGATGCATTCGATGCATGGTCGCACTCTTGACAACATCAAAGGCCCTCACAATATGTCAGGTGCCACTGAATTGTTCTTTGTCCCAGCTGGGGCCCTTGTGTCATCTGCAGGTGCAACTGAATTATCAATACCCACAGAGAAGAGGCAGACAATTAGAAAAGTCACAGCAACAATTCACCTTATATCATGTTGTTTAAACAACTCAATAACTCAACAGAAAGAGAGCATTAAAATTTTATCAGATCATAGTGCAAATTACCCTGGTTCACATATGTCATTAGGGCTGCTAACATTATGGATAGTGTTAAATGATGCCAAGTTACCCGGCATAGTTTGCAGAACAGAAGACAAAGACCAGTCTGGTTTTGGTAGGGAAATCTCAGCAATGAACTCAGTTGGTTTTACCATGACAAGATCATTAGAGCTACACATGAAACTTATATCTCTAAATTTCCCTGAAGATCTTATGAATGAAGTAGACAAAGTCAACAATGCATCTCATTTAGTTGACCAATATTCTGACAGATCGGATGTTGTAAATTATGCAATTGACAACTCAAGATTTGGGCCAAATCAGCTTATGGCAAAATTTAAAATGACAACTGCTGTGTGCTGCATGGCATCTCATGATGAGAAAGATTATCTATCCCGATTATTGAGTTTTAAAATTATGGATCACACTGCATGTTTGATGGAACATAAGCAGTATAAGTGTCCAGGGAATTTGCTTTTAACAATGTTGGATCATACAAATTTACCTAACCTACTTGCAATAAACCCTAGCACATCCATTGGCAGGTTGTCATCAAAGTTAATGGACATGTTGCACACACCTAAGATACCAGTGTCATTAAAAATTGAGTGTGGAATGCCTCAAGGGGCAATGGGAAACCATAGTTCAATAGCATCATCTGCAATTCACAAGTTTGTTGTTGACACTCTTATAGAAGAAGAGATAGCACTTGCTGCTGATGCAAGGGTGACAAATGATGATAGTTTGATGATGGTTCAACTGACACGAGATGAGCATAGACTTGCAGATAAAGCACTTCATGTGCTGTGCATACTGAGGAATGCAATGTCGCTAGGAGGACAGATCATCAACCCTGTGAAGAGTGTTGCATCAAGAAGCTTAGCTGAATTCAACTCTACATGGTTTTCTAAGAATGGTTATGTTATACCATCGGAGAAAATAATGTGTTCGAGGATAACATGTGGAGAGGGGCTTGTGCCTAGAGTTGATGCCTTAGTTCCTACTGAATCAGGAATAGATTGTTTGCGCCAAGGCACATCTTTGATGTGTGCTACACTGGTCACTATATTAAATACATGTATCTATATGACTCAATATAACCTATGGAAAGTTTTTTCTGATCTAGGTAAGAAAGCTGTTCCATTAGATTTGCTAGGTGTCCCATACATAGACTTGAGTGACAATATGGTGTCGAAGATGACACATTATGTAAAATCATATGAACCTGCATTAGATCAGAGCCTCCTTGATAACAGAACATTATTAAGTGCTCTAGTTGCAAGTCTGACACTTACAATGTGTGGAGAACCATTGCAACCTGACAATGCAATTTTGTGGGCATATCTTCCTCCACCACCTGAGTTCACAGGGCTCATGACAAGTGTGTCAGTGCCAAACCAGGTATTGAGAGCTGTCAAAGAGTTGGATTACAATGAAAATGTTAAACTGACACAATTGCCCATATCAACCTACACTAGGCTGGACACCATGTTGTCAAGTGCAATAACTAACTCACTGAATGATGCTTGGGAACATCTTAACACTCAGCACATTCTGAAATGGACTAGACCACAACAAAATCAAGAATTTGGGAACATTAGAGCCACAAAAGAGTCTTTAATTGCTAAAACTATTGTTGGTCTTCAATGGAAGGGACAAATCAGATACAGTTTTAAACAAATTCATGACCTTGTCAGGGATAAAGTGAGACTCACAAAAGCAATATTAGATCACTCAGATTTAATGCCAACTAGTGGCCCCATTCATGAGTTGTATAAAGATAATCTGGTGTGTGCATTAGAAGGACTGGCTAATTCTCAAGCTAAGAGAGCTTGTTATTTCAAGCTGACAGCAGTGCTAAATGACTTTAATGAGAACGAGGATGAGGATATGAAATATAAGCTCAAATCAGTGCATGTGCAATCATATTTTAGACACATGCAATCCTCTAGACAAATAGATCAAATTAAAATAAGCGGAACAGAGAATCTTAAGCAGGCATTGAATAAACTCGATAATGTACCATCCTCAGTCATGATTCCTCAAGTGGATATGACATCAGCAATAAAAGAGATTTCAGTTGTTGAACGAGCAATGAGATTAAGTGAAGGAGCATTTAGGCCTATAGGCGGCAAATTTATGAATGTCACTAGATCAAGTAGAGTTATGATGAGTTCATTCCTTGATGATATAAACAGGTTTAATAGATTTAAAGGCCAAGTTTTTACAATGATTGGTAGTTGGTTTACAGAATACAGAGATGTGTCTCTTGATGTGATCACATACAAGAATTATCTGGCTATCAAGCCATCAGAAGATTACAAAAACACAGG